TATTATACTATATCAAGATGGCCAACCTTACTCAGATGATTATGATCTTGCTCGCTTGCTGTCTCGCCCAGGCAGCACTCAATTGGACGAGCAAACCGGTCTGTAATAAGAATGTCATATGTCAGACGACTTTTAACCTGACCAACATAGTCGTTTGCCTCGCGGCTCTTTACTACATTTACAAAGCGTCCCAGCAGTAAAATCTTCGTTTAAAATAGATGAAGGGTCTCGATGAAATACTTTTTGGTTTTCTCATATTCTTTGCGATAGATCGTCTCGTACGTATATTCAGCCTACTGATCGTTGTCCCCTATATGGAGAAGAGAACGACCCGTGAGAATCGCATCGAGGGTGCGAAATTATTCTCAGAATTCCTGCTTCTTTTGGTTTTCATATACATGACATGGAAATGGAGAAAAGAGCTGGCTCGTCTCACGGCTTAAAAGATGCGAATGATGTGTATATAAGTATGAATACTTTTAAGGATGAAACGGCCAAAATGTGCCAATTGAAAGGTTGGGACAAGGCTCCCATCAGCGCGGTATGGATGCTCTACACAGAAGAAAACGGTGAGCTCGCGAGTGCCATTCGGCAAAAGCAGAGAATGTACAAAAAGTCTGGTCTGAAAAAAGACAAAGGTACGGATATCATGATGGAGATGGGCGACGTTTTCAGTTATCTTTTTCAGTTGGCATTTATGCTCGACATAGATCTCGACCGGATGTGGGAGCTCCACAGAGAAAAGGTCAAGAGCAAATTTTACAGGGAAAATAATGTGTGTGTTTAATAAGATGGCCTCTGGTCTTATGCTCAGTGATAACAACAAAATGAATAAGATAAACCCTACTTCATGGACGGGTGACTATGGGATACCCCACGATGGGTTCTCCAAAAATTATACCGTTGACGGGGTCAATTACCTGACTGGCATAGACGAAACTCCGACCGAGTACGCCGATTCCCCAGTAGGAGACGATAACCCCAATATGAACAACTCAGGGGCTATGTACGTAAAGACGGCCGGTGCGAATCCTGCACCCTGGAGCCCGTTTCCGGCTCGAAAATTTGAATACTCGAACGGAACCGTGACTTGGTACCGTTCAGGTCAACCCTGGAACTGGATCGGTAACAAGTCAAACTTTGACGATGGATATACGGCCAAGCTTAAAGGACGTGGTGACACGAGCATGATCCTACTGGCCGTTATCGCACTTGGTCTTTTTTTGGTTTCTAAAAAGATGAAATTTTAGGGGCCACGACTTTTACTAATTTCACTTCGAGATCTTTCTTTTCAGCTTGAATCCTTGTATGCAATATAGGGCACTTGTGTGCCTCGAGTTGAATACATTTCGCGCAGCAATTCATTTGACACCCCTTACAGGTGAGAATCTTGTTCTTGTGAGGACACATCTTCTACTATATTACATACAACTTCTATTTTTATGTAGGAAACCAGATCGTCTATGATCTCACAGAGACCTACTTCGCGACCTTTTACTATACGGTCCCAGGCATGTTTCATGATCGGAAGGTTTTTTGCGAACCACTCACGGTCTCTTTTGACACGGACCACGACAAACTGTTCGGCACCTTGAGGCCCGGCCGGTCGGTACTGAATAAAGTCGCATTCTTCTAGATCTGTAATTTCCAACTGGAGCTGGACTTGTGGAAAGTAGTACTTTGGAACTTTTGCTTCAATTTTACGGGTCAGTGGACACTTGATTTCTATAAGAAGACCATCTTCGGTAACACCATCCGGAGATGCCCCAAGCCACGGATAAAGCTTGTGCCTAACCAGACCAATCTCATGGGACTTGCGACCCGTCCGAGTATCGTACAAGTCTCTGACCAAGGGCTCGAGCAAAGTCCCATGTTCCGTAGCAGCGTTCCCGGCCCATTTTATTTTCATAACTTTTTTTTTCACAAACGAATCTTGACTTTCATAATGGTTATCTCCGATTGCGCTCGCGACATCGCTTGCGGTGATCATTTGCTCACGAAGCTCTAACCATTCTTGACTTCTTTGTTCGGCGTATTCAGCCGCAAGGAGTTCCTGTACTCTCGCCTTCAGTCTTTCGCTCTCGAGGTCCATTGATAGGGACCGTCTTATTCTTGAAACGAGGATCCGTCTTAAGTAGTATTTCGGCCGCATTTTGCTCTCCTTGTTTTTTGGTCAGAGCACACCCTATCCCACCCTCCATACCGTCGACAATCACCATGATACAAAACTGACCATTGACCTGACTAACGACCTTGTATTCCGGAAGGTCATACTTGAGAGCCTGACACCAACGCATGAGCTGATCCTTATAGTTGTCATCTACTAGCGATGTCGTCACTTTTTTGAAACTCTCGAGCACAAATTTTTTTGCATGGACCATTCCGAGGTCCAGATAGATGGCACCGACCAGGGCCTCGAACACATCCTCCATAATGTGCTCGTTTGTGTTCCAATTATTTCGCTCACCTTTTTCATCCATAAGTATGAGCTTGTCCAGACCCAAAACTTTGGAAATTTCACATAAAGTCTTGCCCCGGACCATCTTTGTTCGAGCCTTTGTCAGAAAACCCTCTTGTTCTTTTTCGTGAAGATCAAAGAGGTGCTTTGTGATGATAAATCCCAATACCGAATCTCCCATAAACTCGAGAGTCTCGTACGAACCAGTCAGCCCTGAGTATCTTTTCAGGGCTGACTTGTGCGTGAATGCGCGTTGATACAGATCTATATTTTTGATTTTTGTTCCGACCAGAACATTCAGCTTGTTGCGAGAAAATTCAGGAGGAGTTTCCATTTATGATATTGTACAATTGTTGTTTGTCTCTAAGCCGAAGATGCCTTGGCAACCTTTGGGCGGACCTTCTTCTCCTTTGGGGGCTCATCTGCGACCGGAACCGGTGCATCTACAGGGGCCTTTTTGGCCCGGGGCTTCTTCTCCGGTGCATTCGGGTCCTTAAGGTAATGAGGGTTAATGTACTTCTGGATGTTCAGGAAAGTAACCTGGGTGCCCTCTGGAGGGTTCAGCAGAGCCTTGAGAGTATCGTCCAGGCTGATATTCTGACCAGCCTTCAGACCCTTGGCCTCTACATACTCATTCACCTTGCGCGTGACCTGAGAACGAGAGATCTTCTCATCGGCCGCCAGGTTCAGAAACGCACGAAGCTCTGGGGTAACATCGAGAGGCTTGTTGAACCCGTTGTTGGAAGCGCGAGTCTTCGTCTTCTCGCCGGTAGGATCCTCAATGTGCTGCCGGATCTTGCGAAGATCCTTGCGAACAGCCTTGAGCTCCTTCATAAGTGCATCGAGGGTAACAGGTGCGTCGGTAGCCATTTCTATTCTACCATATACAAGCCTCTTTAAGCCAGGAAAGACGCTACCAAAGTTACAGCCAGAATGATGAACAACAGAAGAAATATTTGCCAGACCTTTGTCCCACCTTCCAGTCCGGAACTCGAACCCTCGAACGGATAAGCCCCTCGAGGCACTTGATCACCTGAAGACACCGGTAGGAAGTTTCCATATCCTTGTGGCAATTTGCTTCCGTCCGACTTTCTAAATTGAACAGCCCCAGGAGGCTGTCTTCCGAGACCTACACAATTTGGCACGCAGCAGCCAATATCGCACGGATACACGAGGCCATTTTCTCGATCTATATATCCGCATATAGTGGCCCAGGGATTCATGGGGTCCGCCAGGCACTGACAAGTTCTGGTTATAAATTCAGAGCTACACGCGCTCATCTAACATTAAAGAATATTTTTGTTTATAGTACAATGGAGTACGCAAAGCCCCAAAAGCTTCCGGATGGTCGATATTTTTTGAAAATCTCAGGAGCCCGTCATCAGGTCAATGGTCTTGTCCTTCAGGACTCTCTCGCGTCCAAGTCTGTGAATCTTCAGGTCCCTGAGAATTCCAGCTTGTTCAGCACGATCGATGCCGAGCTGCTGGAGCGTGCCAAGTCGTCGAAGCTCGAGTGGTTCGGCAAGGAGCTAACGGACGAGACTATCGTGAATGCGTTCCAGGAGAGCGTTACGGACGGTGTTCTCGGAGCTTCCCTTTCGACCGTAAAGGGTGAGGTTATCACGACCGCCTTTGACACTCAGAAGAACCCCGTCGAGCTCCAAGATGTCAAGA